GGCATGTTCGTGATCGAGAGCCTGAACCAGACAAAGACGGAGTTTTTCGAAAGCGGGATGGCGCGGCGGATTGAGTTCACGCTGACGCTCAAACGGGTGGATGAATCGCTGTCCAATATGTTTGGTAGCCTGAGTGACCAGCTGAGTAACCTGAAAGACTCCGCATCGTCCGCGATAGGGAATATTACTAATACGGTTGGAGGACTGCTGCAGTGAATTTCAATTCTGAACTCCTCAGTCTGTACGGCAAAAGTCCGGCCTTTAACATCGTCATCGAAGGTAAGGACGTAACAACAACTCTGGACAAGCGCCTGATGAGCGTGACGCTCACTGATAACCGGGGCTTTGAAGCGGACCAGCTTGATCTGGAACTGGATGACGCGGACGGGCAGATTGTCCTGCCGCGTCGCGGTGCGGTTATTCAGTTTGCGCTGGGGTGGGAAGGCCAGCCGCTTTTCCCTAAAGGGGCGTTTACCGTCGATGAAATTGAGCACAGCGGGGCACCTGATCGCCTCACGATTCGCGCCCGCAGTGCTGATTTCCGGGCAACCCTGAATATCCGCCGTGAAAAGTCCTGGCATCAGACAACCGTGGGGGACGTTATCAGAGAAATCGCCACCCGCCATAATCTCAAAATGGCATTAGGGCAGGACTTGTCAGGCCTGTCGCTGGATCACCTGGACCAGACGAACGAAAGCGACGCGAGCTTTCTGATGAAACTGGCGCGTCAGTACGGTGCTATAGCGTCAGTCAAAAGCGGCAATCTGCTGTTTATCCGGCAGGGGCAGGGGAGAACGGCAAGCGGAAAGCCGCTGCCGGTTGTGAACATCACGCGAAAGGAGGGTGACGGCCACCGTTTTACCCTGGC